TAACATCGGCAAAAATCAAGGTATTGATTTATTTATCGGACCTTCTCGGTGGACTATCGGCTCTAATAATGGTGGCCCCGGTGCTGGTGTTGGTGGTACTGATAGAATGGTTGCTTATGCAAATGATGAAGATCGTTTACAAGTTGATGAAACCGTACCATTGATGCGAGCAATTACTCAACCAGACGCAAGCCAAGTTGCCTATTTAACAGATTACGTGGCACAGTTCGGACAGGTAAAACATTTATACTTACAGCCTTGTGCCTACGTTGATGGAATTTGATGTAGCTTATAACGCTATCTATTTAGCGCAATAGAATAAACATAATTAGCCGTCCAATATGGGCGGCTTTATTTATTGGAGGAAATACAATTGAGAATTTTTACAAAAAAAGCATTTAACTTTAAAGATAGAGAAAACAATCAACATGTAAAAACAAGATCGTTTGAATTCACAGATGTTCCAGTATGGGTTAAGAAGGACCCTATTTTTGCATGGGGCGTTAAAGATGGCGATATTGAACTTATGAGTTCTAAAAAAGACGAACGTAAGATTGAATTAGAAGATAGTAAAAAACCTCGTAATAACGGTAAGTAGGTGTAAATAATGTCAGGCTTTGATTTTACAGAAGTATTTGACAACGGATTATCAGAACAAGGACAACCTCAATATTCTGAATTAGTAAATATTGCATCAAATCTTAGAACTGGTACTAATCTTGCTTATGGAATATCTGATTTTACACAAATGTATCCACAATTTTTAAACCCTGATAAATCAGGCACTACAACGCTTGCATGTACAACAACCGTAGGTAGTTCAACGATAACATTAACTTCAACAGCAACAATCGATATTGGACAGATAGTAACTGGTGTAGGAATACCAGACGTTTCTTATGTAGTTAGTATTGCAGATAGTACACATTTTGTTATATCGAATAATGTTGCTACTTCTGGAACTAGCATATCTATCTATACGCCAATTGTTCCTGTGTTTATGGTAAATATGTATATTGGATTAGCTAATAATTGTATTCGACAAGCTAGATGGCGTAGTTACTGGGTTGCTGGTATGGGATGGTTTATAGCGCATTTTTTAACATTATATTTACAAAGCATAACTAGCGCAACAAGCCCAGCATCTAAAGTTATTGCCGCAGGACAGGCTAGAGGTCTTACAACTAGTAAGTCGGTTGGCGATGTGTCTGGAGGGTATGATTATAATTTAATCGGTCAAGATTTAAACGGTTGGGCAGCGTGGAAATTAACTGTATATGGTCAGCAATTAGCTACTATTGGTAAATTAGTAGGAAAAGGGAATATGTATGTCTATTAGTGTAACTTCGTCTGGTCAAGGATTAGATAAAATAAAATCAGATATGGCTAAATTAATGAAAACAGACGTATATGTTGGTATTCCACAAGAAAAATCTTCACGGCAAGGCGATCCAATAACTAATGCTGAATTGGCTTTTATACATACAAACGGTGCTAGATCATCTAGTATGCGTCAAGAAATGCAACCTAATTTAAATAGCGGCATGGCATATTCGCAAGCACATCAAATGTATGTCAAAGAACATGGATCTGAATTATGGCAAATACCACCAAGACCTATTATTGAGCCTGTAATCAAAAAAAATAAAGATTTAATCGGTACTTATATGAAAGAAGCTGGACAATTAATATTAAGTGGCGACCCAGAGAGTGGAAAATCAAAACTTGAAGAAATAGGATTGCGAATAGCAACAAAAGTTAAAGAAAATTTTGTTAGTCCGGAAAACGGATGGGCGGCTAATGCGCCATCTACAATTGCAGCTAAAGGATCAGATAAACCTTTGATTGACACAGGGTCATTAATGAATTCCATAACAAGTGTGGTGGCCGACAAATGATAAATGTAGAAGAATTAATATATGATGAAGATTTTGCACAAGGATATACGGTCTATCGTGAAACTTGTACATGGTCAGGTGGTAGAACTGTAACAGCAGAAGATACACTAAATTATACTGGGGTAGTTACCGCAGCAACTCCAAAAGAACTAATCATACTTCCAGAAGCTGACAGAGTAAGCGGAATGATGACGTTTTATTCTGGTTCTGAATATCCACTTTATACAACACGTTTAGCATTAACTACAAGTACAGATTCAGATGGAAAAGACGGTACAAGCGATCAATTAGAATGGCATGGAATGAGATATAAAATTATTAAAGTATGGCCTTATACTGATTATGGATACTGGAAAGCACTTGCAACACGGATGGAGGGGGCTTAATTGGCTAATATATTTCTAAAACGAACCGATTTAGAAGATTTATTTTGGAATGTAACTGAAAAATTAATTGGACTTGACCCTACATTGCAAGTAAATGCAAATAAAGTCCGTATTGCATGGCCTACGGGTGGTGCTCCTGCATGGAAAATTAATGATGATGTTACATTTATCCGAATTGGTGATGCTGATGATCCCTTGAATATTCCTAGGGATACAACATCTACCCCGATTGATAGTTTAACAACAACGTTATCTATGACATATACACGTGTTTTAACAGTACATTGGTCGCTATATGGTCCGAATTCATACGATAATGCGTTTCTAATACGAAATAATTTATATAATCAATCCATACATGACCAATTAGCAAATAGTAACATTTATATTGTTACCGAAATATCAACCCCTATACGTGCGCCTGAGCTATTTGCAGATCAATGGTGGGAGCATACTTCAATGCAAGCAACATTTAACGAATATATCAAAATTGATAATGTGGCTAATTTAATTACTACGCCTGTTATTATAACTAAAACTACAACAATTTAGAAAGAGGTGATACCTTGTCTACTTTAAGTTTAAATGAAATCGTCAAAGTAACGATTAACTTATCTCCATTATCAGCTGTACGAAATGCTTTTAATTTGGGGCTAATTATAGGAACATCAACAGTTATTCCGGCATTAGAAAGAGTACGAAAATATACAAGTACAACTGATATGATATCGGATGGATTTACACTATCTAGTCCTGAATATATTGCAGCAAGTATATTTTTATCGCAAAGTTTAGTACCAACTTATGTTTATATTGGACGGCAAGATTTAACTGCATCGGAAACTCCGTTACAAGCCGTAGAAGCGTGTAGATTAGCAAATTCTGATTGGTATACAGTAACATTTGCAAACGTAATTCCAAAAGCGGATATTTTAGCAGTTGCTGGATACCTTGAACCTGCAACGCCTGCAAGTGCATATTTTTATACTACTCATGATGCTGACGCTCTTAGTGGGGCGGCTGGGAATGTATTTACTTCATTAAAAGCGCTTAGCTATAAACGATCTATTGGGCAATATTCTACATATGCAAATACAACGGCAGGATATGAAACTGGGGCTATTAATGCCGCTATTGATATTCATAGCGGTACAGCTTCAACATTTAAAATTGCAGTTGATGGTGATGCAACTCCAAAATCAATCGTATTAACATTAGCTAATTGTACAAGCGGTGTAAATATTGCTACCGAAATGCAATATCAAATTCGCAGTATTGGCGGTGCTTACACAAACGTTAGCGTTGTATTTAATCCAACTACTGTAAATTATATTATTACGTCTGGAACAACTGGATCGTTATCTTCTGTAGTTGTTACAGCAGGAGCTACTAATGATGTATCTGCAACGCTTAAAATTGGCGTAGCAAATGGTGCAACTGACACAACAGGCACTACAACTTATGTCCCTTCTGCCGTTGCTATTATGGGTTACGCAATGGGTGCAAATGATGGTACTGCAAATAGTACATATACATTAGCATACAAGCAAGAGGTTGGGGTAACTACCGAATCACTTACAACTACACAAGTATCTACAATCAAAGGTAATAACGGTAATGTATATATAAATCGTGGTAGCCAATACAACTTATTTGAACAGGGACATATGGCTAACGGGACTAGTTTTGATGAATTAATCAATCTAGATAAATTACAAAATGATATTCAACTTACTGTTATGGATATATTGTATCAAAACCGTAAAATTGCACAAACAGACGCAGGAGTAAATCAAATAGTACATGCGCTTAACGTTGTATGTGAAAGCAATGTAACTATTGGATTCATTGCCCCGGGCATTTGGAATGCAGCAGCAGTTAAAAATTTAAATACAGGTGATGTTTTACCAAAAGGCTATTTAATTCAAGCTGACACAATTGCAAGTCAATCACAAGCTGATAGAGATGCAAGAAAATCACCAAATATTTATATTGCGATTAAACTTGCTGGTGCTATTGAATATGTGTTAATTACGGTAGATGTAAATCGTTAATTATAACTAGAAAATTTTATAATTATTGCAAAGTAAAGACGTTGAAATACGTTCTTTTTTTATGCATTAAATTAAGGAGGTAAATAAATGGGACAATCGACATATTCGTTTAGTGATATTGTTGGTACAATGTCAGAACCATCTACCGGAGCATATACATTCACTGGTCAAGGCATTGGTGAAATGTCTATAACTTATGCAGCAGAACGAACTGTACATGATGTAGCGGCAGACGGTTCACCTATGGTTAGTAAAATAGCTAACAATACAGGTACTTGTACAATTCAAGTACAACAAACATCTGATTTGCAAAAATACTTAATAGATTGGTTTAATTATCTAGTTTCAGCTAGTACATCTAGTTGGGCAGATACTACAATTACTATTAAATCTTTAACAATGAACCGTACTCATATCTTAACAGGAGTTTCACCTCAAAAGATAGGAGATCAACCATATCAAGCACAAGGGCAACGTGTTACTTGGGTATTGATGGCGGCAGATGTCCAGACATTAACAGCATAATTTAAAAGGCGGCTTATGTCGCCTTTTTTAATAAGGAGAATATAAAATGATTCGTGAAGAATGTAAAGAACTAACACTTTCTGATAGGAAGTTTTTAATTGAAAAATTCGATGCAATGACCGCTTTGTATATAGCTTATCAAATTATGAGCCAAATGCTACCGGGTGGACTTGATAAACAAGTTTCTGGGATGTTACCAAGCGGAGCACAAGACAATAGAAAGATGATGACAGAAGATGAATTTAAGTCATTGATGAAAAAATGTCTTAGTGTTTGCTATGAAGATTTACCAGCAGGGCCAGCACAAGTAATTCGCGGCAATGGCGGTTGGGGTGTTATGAATATTGAAAAAAATCTAGGTATTGTTTTACCTTTAGTAATCAATGCAATTATGTTTAATGTACAAGGTTTTTTCGAAGGAGGGGCGTTGACGGAATTGAAAGCGAGCCTTGCGGATATCAACCTGCCCGGTGTGTCAATGTCAACGAATTCCTCTACGCCCCTGTAATGGCTAAAGATTGGTCGCAACATGAAGTTTGGGACAGAACATATAGTTTAGATGATTTATTAGACTGGCATGAAATGGCAACAGTCAAGGCAGAAAATCAAAAACGATTTAATGCAAGTCAACAGCAGGGGGTGTAATAATTGAGTTTTACCTCCGTATTAGGTGGATTATACTCCACTTTAAAAACTGCCGGATTAATCGGTACAAGCCCGACAGTATATAGTTTCGCTAATATTACAGCATCAATCTCTCATCCAAGCACTGGCGCAATATCTACTAATAATAACGGTATAGGTTCTCTTGGTATTTCAATGCTTACAGAACGAACCACACATGATATATCAGCAGATGGAGGTATATTCATTTTAAAAGTAGATGGAAACAATGGAATAATTAACCTGCAAGTACAACAAACGTCTGAATTGCATAGATGGTTGTTACAACTTGCAGGTTTTTTAATGACTCCAACGGTTGATCATAAAACTTGGGCTGAGATTAATATGTCAATTCAAGATAATAACATGACCACTTTATATAGTTGCACTGGTGGAAGTTTAATAAAAATACCTGATTTAACATTTACGGCACAAGGACAATCTGTAACATGGATTATTTATTTTGCTGATATTACTTTAACAACTACGTCTGCATCAACTGATTTATCAAATATCCAAGGAGTTATTCGCTCTATATTGTAAGGAAGGAGGTAAATTATGTTAGATGTAATAAAAAGTTATTTAGTATCATTAGGTTTTTCAGTAAATGATGCTGAATTTAATAAAGCTACTCAATCGATGAATGATTTAAATAAAACAATAACATCTGTAACTGCAGGAATGGCAAAACAATTCGCAGTTGCAGGAACAGAAGTTGTTGGGGTCTTAGCAACGATAACAGGAGCAACTGGAGCACTTATAAAAGAGACAGCCGAACTTGATATGCAGTATCAAAAATTCGCACTTCGTATGTGGATGGCTAAAGATTCAGCAAAAGATTTGCAAGTAACATTAAAAGCTATGGGCGAATCTGTGGAGGATGTTGCATGGATCCCAGAACTTAGACAACAATATTTCCAGCTGATTAATCAAGGAAATGAAATGAAAACCCCGGGCGATGCTGGCGAACAACTTAAATATATAAGAAGCATCATATTTGAGTTTACTCGACTTAAATTAGAAGTTAGTTATGCGGCTGAATGGATTAGTTATTACTTGATTAAATATTTATCTGGCCCGTTAGCAAAAATAAAACAATCCATGCAAGGATTTAATGATTACATATCTCAAAAAATGCCAGAATGGACTAATAAAGTAGCAAAAGTATTATCGATGGTTGTCACTTTATTTATTAACGTTGGTCGATTTATTTACGATGCATTCACAGGAGTAGAAAGATTTTTTATGGCATTTCCAAAAGGGATGCGACTTGCATTAGGTGCAATTGCGGCATTAACATTAGCATTTAAAATGAATCCAATATTATTAGCTCTAACAACAGCTATATTATTGATTGATGATTTTTATGCTTATCTTGATGGCCGAAAAAGTTTAAAAATGTTACAACCAGTTTGGGCTAAAATTATCGAATGGTCAAAAGATTTTAATAAATTAATTGTTGACAATAAAGAAAATCTAAGCGATTTATGGAATGA